TTGTGAATGTACTAAGCAAATTAAAATTAATGTCATATTTTTTAAATGAACCATCACTTAATGCAACCCAATATGTTTGATTAGTCTTATCATAGTCCATTGCACTAACTGGAAAAGAAAGTACAATATTATTTTTTGAAACATAAGTTTTCTTGTCAACTACATATAAAGTTGTTGATCCTGATGTTGTATATGCATAATAATATATATTAGTATCATCCACACATATCGAATTAACATTACTATTTATTGATGGTAAATTTACTTTAGTATATAAATTATAATAACCCGGATAATATGTTGATAAATTTGCACCAACACCCAAAAGATAGATGCTGCTAAAAGTTCCATTAGCTACATTGGTGGGAAAATCAACAACAAAATGCCTAACTCTACTTTCTAAAATATTGCTATTATTTTCATAAACATTTTTTATGGTAGTTTCCGTTTGATTTATTGTTCCCCTTAGATTATCACTACCTGAATAGGTTTGCCAAAGATCTGCATACCCATTAACATTTCCCCAAATCCAATAATCATATACATCCTCTGGAATATTTCCATCCGTAAGCATCATGAACCTACATGGATTAATAGTACTGCCATTTGCATAAGTAATAACATTGTCAATTGAATTATTTAAAATCCTTCCCCAAAATCCATCTAGATAGGCTGCATTATTATAAACTGGTGTTATTCTATTTTCACTAACTGCTTCATAAGTTTTCTTTTTTGTTAAGTCATCAAATAATTCAACTTTAAACACACCTCTCATTGGGAATTCTTTTATTTTGGCTTTAGTTATTTCATGGCTTTTTCCAGTAATTAAGTCTTTATTGTACGCTATACTTTCCCTTATGGTCATGTTATAACCCCCCTTTAAAACTAGCTTAAAGTAATTGTTGGTATTCCGCTTATATTTGTATTTTGGTCATATAAATTGGAAGCAACATGCTCATTTATCTGCTGAATATTAGGCTGCATTATGGATAAAATACAGCTCTTGTCTTCCTGAATTTTATTATTATAAGAAATAGGTACGTAATTTACAGTTTCACTAACTTCAGCATGTGGCATTGCAGCACTTAGTCCACCTTGAAGGTTTCTGCCATCAAGCATACATTGACAATTGAAAGCTGGAATAGTGAACGTTCCTGTATCAACAGACAAATTTATACCTATATAATGACTTCCTGCCTGTACTTGAGGTATTCCTAGTGGTATTCCTATAACATTATCACCTTGCTGTAATTTTTGTTTAGGGACAAAAGATATAGTGTTGTTATCTAATTGAATATTTATTGTCAATGTATTTACTACACTTGCCACTCCGTAAATTGATATTAAACAAGTTAAATTAGTATCATTTACTGCTGTAATTCCTAAATAAATTGGCTGAATTACCGTTGTTGAAATGCTCACTGCATTTGTATTTGAATAATACATCATTGCACTGAGTGCTTGTGCAACTTGATTTCCAAGTGCATCTGTAGCTGTATTTATTAGTGCATTTACATCCTGTATTGGTCTTTTAGGCTGACCTAAAGTTACTTTTGTATTTAAGGCATATTCAAAAAATAACTAGTCAGTATTCTAGTCTATTTTGCGTCATGCTGCGTCGGCAGAACCCTTCGATAGCTCACTATAGGCGGAACCTACCTCCTTGCCTGACACAAAATATACTAGAATCTTTGACTTGTTATTTTTTTCATATGCCTAATCCAGTTAATTCATCTCTTACTATCTTTACAACTGGAACTTTAACATTTATATTCCACTTAATATGCCTTAAAATTACCGTATCGCCTATATTAACTTTTTCAAGCTGAGCAAAATTTTTGTATTCATTAGTTTTTGATAGTTCTATAAGGCATCTGAAAGAAAATAATAAGTCCATATTGCGAGATAATTTTGCGTACTACAAGGAAACAGGTTCCGTTAATACTAAGTAGTCTTAGCGGGTTCTGCTGACGAAGTAGTACACAAAATTAGCCGCTAGATGGACTTATTATTTTTTTGAAGATGCCTAAAATCAACTTCTATAGTTGTTCTTTCTAACCCTATAGTTTCAGCTGATTCCTGTGCTAAAGCTCTTAAAGTTGGTTCATCGTCAGCTTTGAATTCTACTTTTTTAATTATGGGAAAAGGCGGATATTCATCATCATTCCAATTAGTTATACTTATATATTTTTCTGTTAGGGTTAATCCATTATTTCCTACAGGATAAAGTTTTGTAACTACATCTGTGGAATCATATGTGATTTTTATCCCCTGAATGTTTTTGCCATACTTCACTAAGACTCCGCTATCCTGTCCAATGGCTTGTAATATTTTAATGTCATAATTATCTCTTTGTAATTCCCCAGTACCCCAAGTATTAATAATAGCGAACATGGCCTGTGCAGGGTTTTGCTGTATAAACTGTATACTTCCATTAATCACAATATCACTATCAACTGTATATATAGATTGTAAATTATCATCTAAAGCTTCAGTCATTGCCGTTTTAACACTACAAGTTATAGCTGAAACAGACTCTATAAAGTAATAGGATAAATCATAAAATATATGCAGTGCCCAAACCATGATGATTTTAGATTGATCATCTTTTTCATATTTATAAATTCTAAATAGTTGACCATCATCAGTTTTTATAATATTGTATTTATCAAAATATCCAGCCTTTTTTGAATAGACTGGATACTCTATATATAATGAATAATCTCCGTTTAACTCTTCCGTTACTTCACATTTAGTACATTCATTTAATACTGCTAAACCATTGTTATTAAAGTTTCCTTTGGTGGCTTTTTTATTATAAATGCATATCATTACAGCCACCGCCAATTAGGTGTGATTTCTAATTGTGTAACGGTTCCTGTCCAAGAAATATTGTTGTCACCTACATTAAGAATAGGAAATTCACTGTTCATTTTATTGTTTAAATTATTCATGTCCTCATCGTAACAATCTTGTATAGTTCCATCTATTATTATATAGTTTGTTATTCCTGTTAATTGCACTACCTGTGACCCAATAGTTAAATTTACATCTCCACTACCATAAACCTTTATTATAGGTTCAGAATATATTGTTCCTGGATTAGTGATTTTACCAGCTGCTGCCATAGTAACTACACTATTATCTACTGCATATTTAAAAGGTCTGCAATTAAATACTATAGGGAATTCTGAAACAATATTAAACACTTGAGTAAAATCAATTGAGTTAACCACTTGAGCCACATACTTTTTGTCTGGTTGGAAATTAAAAATCAGATCCCCTTCACCTGCTCCTATAAGCCATCCTTTAATTTCATCAACTTTATCTGAAACATCATTATTTTTTAATGCACATTTAACAGTTAAAGTAATATCCTCATAAGTATTTTCATCATATCTTAATGTGGAATTTCTTCCTGGTATAGTAACTGTTGTTACTCTTCTTTTAGGAGAAGGAATATCCGGTCTTTCACTTACATAGATTCCAAAATCATTATAACTATTCATGTTATTAAATGTAAAAGAAGTAATCACTCTATACTCCCCTTCCCATAGATACCTTTTGTCTATAAAATTCTAATTCATAAGCAAGCTGCTCTATATCCTTCTGGGTGTTATTATAAAAATTCTCAATGCGTAAGGTTAAATTACTATTACTTGATACTTTTTCATTAGAACTTTGAGTATCTGTTTTACCTCCCACAGCTACTTTAGTATTTAGCTTCATATCCACTGATAAGCCTTGAATAGCCTTAGACACAAGATTTTTACTTTTGTTAATCCCTTCTGCAAGACCTGACATGAAATCTGGCATCCATTTTTCATAGTCAGCTAGCGGCCCTTCATCAGGCACTGAAAAATGTAGATAACTTCTTATTTTATTTGCAATTGAATCAACTGCATCTCCAACCTGACCAATGGCTGATTTTATTCCGTTAACCATGCCTTCAACAAAGTCCACTCCATACTCCCATGCTTTTGAAGGTAAAGATGCTAGGTAATTTATTGCATCCTTAATACCATTTTCTATTGCACTTGTAACTCCATCTATTGTACTAGTTACCCCCTTTTTCATACTGGTAAACATTTCTCTACCATTGTCATATAATCTTTCAGGCAATGTTGTAAACCAATCAATGAGAGAGTTCCAAATGTTTATTGCTGTTTCTTTGATATTACTACAGAGGCTTACTACAGAGTTTTTCAACTCATTCCATGCAGATATTGCAGTATTTTTAATAACTTCCCATATGGTAAATAGATCATTTTTAATATTATTCCATATATTCTCTATATCCGTTTCTAAATTTGTAAAGTTTCCTGTTATTAGATCAAGAATAATTAGCACTGCACCTAAAACGATGTTTTTAATAATATCCCACACATTTTTAAAGATAGTTTCATAGAAGTTCAAAGCTGGCTCTAAAAAGTTTTTTATACTGCTAAGTCCATTATTTACAGCATTTTTTAGATCTTCCCAGACTTTTAATGTTTGATTTTTTACATTATTCCACGCATTTGTTACATCCGATTTTATTGTTTCAAAGCAAGTCTTAATAGAATTGCCAAGTTCCACAGCATATTTCTTAATATTGCCCCAGTTATTATACAACTCATAACCTGCATAAACCGCTAGTGCTATAGCTGCTACCACCGCAATTATAGGCAGTGAAAGACCTCCTATGGTTGTGCCAAGTCCCCCAATCATAGTGCCCACTGGTCCAAGTAAATCTATTACGTTATTTAGTACACTTAAACCACCTACTAATGTTCCAAGTACTGCTACAATTGCTAACGTAGCTGCCATTATCTTTGGATGTGCCTGTGCAAAATCTGCTATGGGCTGAAGAATTTTATATAATTCATTTGCTAAAATCATCAAGGTTGGAAGTAGCGCACTTCCTATCTGTACTTTTATTGCATTCATTTGATTTTGGTACTGCTGCATTTTTCCGTTAAATGTATTAAGCTGTGCCTGTGACGAACCTCCAAATCTTTCATTTAATCTTTTTTGTACCTCATCCATAGATATGGTGGCTTTTTCAGCGTTTCCTAAGTTCTTTGCTTCCTCTTTAGTTAATATTCCTAAAGAAGTAAGTGCCTTTGCTTTACCATGGTAAGCATCCGCAACTAAATCAGAGGCTTCCTTTAATGAAATATTTCTTCCAGCTGCAACGTCTGCAATTGTGCTCTCCATTTTAAGTGCATTGGCAACGCTTATTCCTTTTTCAGTTAAGGTCTGCAAGGCTGCCTTGGCCTCTCCCCCTGAGAAAGTTGACATTTTTATCATGTTTCCTGTAAATTCTTTTATCTTATCACTAGCTTGCTCTGATGTCATTCCTTGATTTTCAAGTAACTGTGTAAGTCGTTTTGTACTAGTTTCACCCTTTGCTGCTGCTTCAACTGCACCTTTAAGATAGCTTCCAGCAGCTATGCCTACGGTTCCAAAGGCTACCTTTAACTCTCCAAGCGTAAGGTGGAGTTTTTCTGCCGCTTTACTAAAAACACCTTGTTTACTGGAACTCTCTTCTAGCTGCTTATTTGTTTTTACAAGTTCATTTTCCATATTTGATAGGGAAGCTTTTGCCTTATTCATCTTTATTTCAAGTTCTTGAGTAGCCTTGGCATCTACACCTTTAGTTTTTGCTGATTTTAAAAAAGCAGATTGAAGAGCTTCCACCTTTTGTTTCTGCAATTCAATCTGCTTCAAGAGTGTATCGTTTTTTAATTTTAAACCATCTATTCCTTTGCCATTTTCTCCAAGAGCTGCGGTGTTTGATTTAAATTCACTATCAAGAACCCTAAGCTGTCTGTTAATAGCACTAATTCCATTCTGAAAACCGCTTGAATCTAGTCCTATATTTACCGCTAAACTTCCTAATTCCTCTGACATCACCACACCTCCCTACAGCACATTTAAAACAGCTTCAACATTTTGTTTGTATTCCTTCTCTGCTTTATAAACTAAAATGTCAAAGTAATAAAATATATCCATTTCATCTATATCATTTAAGGTCCAACCATTTTGAAGTAAATCAATATAAATTTCTTTTATAAAATTACCCGGAGACAAAGTTCCGCTCGCCTTATCTCCGGTTATTTGTTTGGGAAAGAATTTAATTTATTTTCCAGTGTTCCTACTATTCCATTTATAGAATTATTTAATGTTTCTATGAGTTTATCTGCATCTAACCCATCATAAAAATCATCTCTTGTGAATTTATTTCCATAAAGTTCTACGATAAAATCTACAAGTCCATCTAAGTCCTTAGATTTTATGCTGTTAAAATCTATTTTTTCATTTATTTCAATAGCCTTTCTAAGCATTCTGGTTTTAACCTTAGGCATTTTATAAGTCTTTTCATTTAGAATAAGCTCCATTGCTTATGCCTCCTAATAATTATTTTTTTAAGTTGTTCCTGTTGTAGTTGTTGTTGTTTGTGCTGTTGGTGCGTATACATTAGTAAACCAAGTACTACTTCCAGTGAAGCCACTATCTTCATCAGCAGTATATTTCCATTTTCCATCTACCCTTGTTACAAAGGTACCATTGATCTTAGGTGTTTGAAATTTAGTCTTATCCTCTTGAGTTGCATACTCTTCTTCTTGCTCACTAAATATTCCCTTAAGTAGCCAAACATATCTGTACTTTCTATTTCCCTTCTTTATCTTAAAACCTATAGCTACATATGGTGGAATGTCCTCTGTATTATAGCTCATGACCTTACTTGTTGGATCTATTTTATGTCCAAGAAGATCTGCCTGTACTTCTAAGGATAAATCCTGAATCTCTAGTTCCACATCAATTTGCCCTAAATTTGTAACGATTTCCACAGCTCTATTGTCAGCATAAAGCGTATCAATACTACTTTTAGGACTAACCTTTACATTTATTGCTGGTGAAATTAGAGTTGGTGCTCCATATGTTCCTGATGGCTCATTTGTGAGAATTGCATACACTAGATTTTCAACTCCAATAGGTGCACTATTTGTTATTCCTGCCATAGCCTATTACCTCCTCTTTAACACAAATAATAAAATCTAATTACCTTATGGTATATTCTTGTATCCCTTTCAAATAAATCAGCCGCATAAGTTTTCATAAACCCTGCGGCTATCATTAATGGCTTTACATTCTCAGCAAGTTCTATATAATCATCTTTACTCCATACATCTACTTGAATATAATACCCTGTAGCTTTTTCTTCATTGTCTGCGTAAAGTTCCCCTTGCTCCATAAACTCAAAGAAAGTAATGTAGGTGCTTTCTTTTCCAGTATATCTTTGAAATGATACTGGTACATTAAGTGAATTTAACGTTTTAACTACTAGACTGTTTATCACTTTAATCCTTCTTTCAAAGTTTCGGCTATTTTTTCTTTTATTACGTCTTTGTTCTTTTCAAAAGCTGGTTGTAAAAATGGGTGTGCAGGCATTTTACTTGTGCCGAATTCTACAAAGTGACCATAAAAAGCTCCTGGATCATCTCCTCTATCTACACCTACTTGAATAAATTTAACACCACTTTTGACTTTTACCTTACTTATTTTCAATCCTTTTTTAAGTTTTCCTGTTCTTACTGGCACATTGGCTTTTGCCGCATCTAATACTGGCTCTGCTGCATTTTTTAATGCCTGATTTTCTAATCTCCCAACATTTGCACCTATTCTTTGAAGTTTATCTATTATTTCATCAACACCTTTAAGCTCAATATCAGCCACTTTGTTCAACCTCCAAAGCTTTAATTTCCATATATCTGTTTTCATAGTTAACGTTGTCTATGAACGTTATTCTGTAATTTTTATCTCTAAATGTAATTCTCATACTTTCGTCTATGCCGTTAACATACCTTATTGTAAATTTTACTGTACTTTCAGCTTGAATAACTGCGGCTTCAAAGAATTCTTTACCACGTAAGTTTTCTACTTTAGCATAGCAACATATAAAATCATCCCATTCTTCTACTTCAAAACCATTTTCATCTATAATACTAGATAAACTTTGGATAACAATTTTGTGCTTAAATTCCTCTGTCATCATATTGGTATCACCCTTTTCATACTAAGAAGAGAATTACGAGCTTCTATTAACTTATCTTTTTCATTGGGTTCATAGTCATCATAAAGAATTTGCATATGAAGTATCATTGCTAATTTTACTGTTTCAGGTACAGTGTCTTGTGTATCTCCATAACCTGTAGTGAATCTTATTCTTACTGCATTTGCTGGTTGAAGCGGCATCGTGGGCCACAATTTGCAATAACCTAAAATAATCCGATTAACAAAGCTATCTAAATCAACAATGTAGTTACTTTCATCAAATACATATTCTTGTCCAGCTGTATCATAATATATTACACTTTCAATATTTTGTACTGGAGAACAGCTGTCAAAGGATATACATTTATCATCTGGAAACTCATCAAGCACTAGCTCAAGAGTTTGTGTAATATATCTTCTGTTTTGAAAATCTTCACAAAACTCTCTAGCCTGTACTATCATGCTTAAAATAACATTATCATTGTCACTATCTGAAATTCTTAAGTGCTCTTTTGCTTCTTCTAATGTTATTGGTTCAATGGCTGGAGGCATTATCATTTTTATTGCCATACAATTTCACCTCAAATCTTAATTTAATCTACAATTGCTGTAGGAGGATCTGCCTGACCATATTTTGTATCTAAAATAAACTCACCGCTAGCAAAATTTGTTGCCTGAGCACTCGCTCCAATCCTTACATTTAGACAGCAAAAACCGTTGTTTATATCAAGCTCTCCCAGATCTATATAAAAAACCACCTGTTTATTTTTAGACGTGTTACCTACTGTATAACTTATTCCATCCGGCTGTCTTACCAATGAATCTGTAATAGATGTATCTTCATTTGCCCATATAGGCACATTATTTATAAGTGGTTTAACATTAGTACCTTCTACATCCTGTGATTGATACAAAGAAATCTGAGTTGCATTTCCTACTCCCTGTGCTAAATTTATAAGTACTGTAGCTGTGACAGCATTTTTGAGTGTTATATAGTCACCTGTTATTGCTGTATTTGTTGTTTTAGGTTCAAAGGCTTGTATTACTTTATAGTCTTCGTTTAATACCATAGTTTTTTCCTCCTTCAAATATTAAAGCCAGCACTGAGGCTGGCTTGTAATTTTTTTTATATAAGAAAACCTATGCTGTTTAAAATTTCAGCATAGGTTTAAATTTACTTTGTTGTTGATGAACAATATAAGAATAATTTTTAATTTTCATAATGCAATTTTTCATTAACTCTAATTTCATTTAGCCTTTGCCATACTTTATATAAAACATAAATAAACATCTGACCATAATGGCCTTCTATTAAATCAGCTAATATACATCTCACATTTTCTTCTCTTTCATAAAGATTTTCATCATCACATATTGTAGTTAAATGCCTTCTATACTCAATATAAGATTTACATTCGAATTTATATAAATCCTTTATGTATTCATTATATTTTTCTTCTGATAAAATTTCATGATATTTCTCCATATAATGTTTTTTAGAATTATCAATTAAAACATTTTTTTTGCAATCTTTAAATAACTCATAGTAAATATATAATGTAGTATAAATTAATTCTTCATAATCATTTGTGTCTATTGGAGAAAAAATTGTATTGTGAATATTTGCATACAATACTTTTTCAAAAATTGGATTAACAAAACCTACATCACTCCACGAAAGCAGTTCTGAATGTACTTTGCTCAGATCAAAATATATTCCTTTTGCTATACTTTCACAGTATTCTATTAAAACATCAGGATGAGTCATTTTAACTGTTTGCTCTTTAATGTCTCTTAACTTAACAAATTGTAGCATTGTCCTTGTAATAAGTAATGGTTCATATCTTCTTGTATCATCATTATTTTTGATTTCAGAAGAAATATCATAATTTTTAATTGAAAAAAGTTCTGTTTTAAATTCATCTTTCATGATTTTTTTCACTAAATCATATACAAAATTAGATTCTCTTTCTTTAGATTGATTATCATGTCCAAATAAGCTCGTTCCAAAATCAATAATATAAGTATGTAATTCTTTATCTATTATAATATTTCCACCATGTAAATCACCATGAATAATACCAGCTTTCTGATAGTTTTCTACCGTTTGTAATATTTCATTACAAATTTTAATTCTCTCTGATATATCATGATCACTCTTAATCCATTCTTTTAATGATTTGCCTTCTATATATTCCATTGCACATATATAGACTTCATCATGCAATATTCTTGCATCATAAATTGTTACAATATGCTCGTCTTTTAATTTTGAAATTTTTCTTACTTCTCTCAGATATTGTTCTTCAGAAACTTTTCCGTTTTTTGACTTTTTATGTGGAAGCCATACTTTTATTGCATCAATTCTTTCTGTTATTTGATGTTCAGCCTTTACTACTACACCATTAGCACCTTCGCCAATAACTTCAAGTAAATCATAGCCTGTACATTTAACGCTTTTCCATACATTTGCAATATTAACTTCTAGTTCACCATTATTAAATTTGTACTTTTCACTATTCATAGTATTTTACCTTTTATCTTTAAAATTTTTATTTAATTTCATATTTTTAACAACATAAGACAATATAGCATTACATCCAATTAACACCTTTTTGTTTTTAGTGTCCTCTATAAGTTGCTATTTTTCTGTATGTTATATAGATATAGTAGCATAAATTACTACAAAATAACACATATGTAATTTATGCTATTTTTTTATTTTACCTATCCACTAAAGTCACAAATGGACTCAAAGCATTAGCTCCCTTGTAAGGCGTAATAGGCTTATTCCTATAAGGTGCTCCATTAAACTTATATATAAATCTAAATACCTGCTCATCATACAAAAATCTAACATGAATTGATACATCTGCCGCTGGTGTACTCTTATCTATTCCAATGTACTGAGTAGGATCAACAAGTAAAATATCTCCCTTTTTACCCAAAGGTGAACACTGCTCTATTGGAATTATTGGCCTATTCAAAAGTGTGCTAAATTGTGAACCTGAAGCTCCTCCAGAAGGTAAAAACACTGGTGCACCTCCTGTTCCCACATTTAGTGCCATTGTGTAGAGCTGAGGTTCAATTTCTTGGTTAATATACCAAACTGCATTTGCCCTTAACCTTGCAGGCATGCTACTCCACATATTTAATATATTCTCATACTTTATAGTACCTGACGTTTGACCTGATTCTTTAGGCACTGCTACTAATACATTTGAATTTAGTATTCCAAGCGGCATTCCAACACCACTTCCATTTATTACGGCATCATCAATTTTGAAAGACATTTCATCTGCATATGCCTGTCTTACTATTGCCTCAAGTGCTGTTGCATCTTGTAGTAAATCATCTGTTACATAGCAAAGTGCTAATAACTTTTGAAGTGCCATATCAATTTCTCTAAATTTTGGTTTAGTTTGAGTAACAGTTTCTGCTTCAGCTACCCAGTACGCTTGAACACCACCCCAACGACTTCCATTTGCTCTACTTGTTTCATCAATTCCAAGTGCTCTAAGTCTATTTGTATTTGCTCCTATTGGAATCATTCTTATTCTATTTGCCACCTGACTTTGTGACATCATTGTATCAAATAAATCTTGTATAAAATCATTATCCAGCATAAATCCGCCTTCAGAACTAATACTTTCATTTAGACCTGAAGCTGAGTTTTGAAATGAAAGCCTATTATCCATTCTTCCACCTGGAGAAGATGCCTTTGCTACTGACTGAAGAAATTCACCCATGCCACCTTTCCATTTCTTTTCGCTTTGATCTTTAGGTTGTGCATATATCGGCTCATTTACAGGTGTTTTTGCCTGTTTTTTTCTCTCTTCATCCATGATATCTATCTCTTTCTGTGCTTCAATTTTAGCCTTTTGTGCTTTTATTTCATTTAGCTTTGCATTTATTTCTTCTGCTGTAACTTCCTCTTTATTAATTAGATCTTTAGATTCTTTTTCTAAGTTTGATAATTGTCCTAACAACTCTTTTAATTTTTCTGACATAAATTTTTACCTACCTTTCAATTTTAGATAATAAAAAAACCTAGAGTTCACACTCCAAGGCTAGTTTTGCTTTCATTACTTTAATTCTCTGTTCTTCTTTAGCTTTAATTTCGGTTTCTATTTTATTAGCTTCTGCTTTCTTGGCTTCTATCGCATTTAATTTCTTATTGTATTCATCTATAAGGTGCTTTATTGAATTAGTTGCTTTATTTTGAATTGATATTCTGCTAAACATAAATGAATTTTCAGGAGCATTTTCTTCTGTTTCTGTATCATCGTCTTCTTTACTTTGAGAATATAGCATTCCATCAGCAAAGCCTTGGCTTACAGCTTTTTTCGCACTCATCCACGTTTCCTCATCCATCATTTGAGATATCTTATTTCTAGACTTACCTGTTTTAAGTTGATAAGCATTAATTATTGTCTGTTTTACCTCGTCTAAAACATCTGCTCCATGTCTTAAGTCTTCTGCTTCTCCTTGAAAATTTCCCCACGGGTTGTGAATCATTAAAATTGACGTTGGAGACATAAGTATTTCATCACCTGCCATAGCTATAACTGAAGCAGCTGATATTGCAACACCATCTACCTTTACTGTAACATTCCCTTTATGCTGTTTAAGTGCTGTGTAAATTCTTGAAGCTGCATACACATCTCCGCCATACGAATTTATCCATACATTTATATTTTTACCTTTATACTGGTCCAGTTCTGCCATAAAACCCTTTGGTGTAACATTTTCAGTACCAAACAGCATTGACCAAAAATCATCATCCATTACAATGTCCCCATCAATTTTAAGCTCAATCTCACCATCATTTTCCTCACTATTTTTAAAGTTCCAGAATGGCAAATGAATCACTTCCTTTCATTAATTAAATTTAGGCATAAAAAAACACCTATATAACAAAGAGTTAGTTATTCTCGTTTTAGAATATTATATATTTCACTTAACATTTTATTATTGGTTTCATCCTGTTTCTTAAAATATTCATTTGCCAACGTTGCATCAATGCAGTTTAGAGGCTGCATATAAATGTCTCCTCCCTCCACAGGATTCATATTTTCAAGTCTTCTTATATCATTTACAGAAAGCCACCCCCACTGTCTTCCTTGTGCGTAAGCATCATATCTTGATTTAATGTCTCCTCTTAAAATGCCACTTATGTTAAATTCAAAGTATCTATTTCTACGCTTTGAATCGGGAGATAAAAGCTGCAAATTCAAGTTTTCCTCCCACCTTTTAAACCAAGGAAGCATTGTGTACATTATGAACTCAAGGCTTTGCTGCTCTATGTTATTGTTAGTAGACTTTGATAGATCTTGTACAAGGTGAAGTGGCACTCTAAAAACTCTGCACACATCTTCAATCCTAAATCTCTTTGACTCAATAAACTGTGCATCTGTAAGCTTCATAGTTACTTCCTTAAATTGACCTCCACCTTCTAGTATCATTGGCACACCGGCATTTTGAAACCCTGAATAGTTCTTCTTAATATCTTTTTTTAGTCTTTGAAAGGCTTCATCGCCAAGCTCATTAGGATATTGGAATATTCCGCTTGTTGAAGCTCTATTATAATAAAAGTTTCTCTCAAATTTATCTTGAGATAGACCTATATCTATAGTAAGTGCTGCATAAGTTAATGGTGTTATCCCAATGTATCCATCCAAAGTAAGACCAGGTATGTGAAGTATTTCATCTCTAGTTTTGGCTACAGTATTTCCATCAATATAATAAAGTAGCCTACCTGACTGATTGTCTACATCTATTCTTACTCTATCCCATGTTATTGGTCTAAGTTCAAGTAATTCACCATTCATGTTAAAAACCTTCTGAGCTATCAAATTACCTCCAAGGTTTATATTACTCATACCAAACTCTTTAAATTGTCCCGGAGTCATTTCAGCATTAGGTGCATAATGAAGCACACCATATTCAGGGGCATCCGTTACCTGAGTTCTATTCCCTTCACTATCTTTTTCATATAAAAATATTGGGCAGCTTGCCAATGTTTCAGAAAGTACTCTATTACATGCAAACACTGCTGAAAAACTCATATTTGCTTGTGGATCAACACTTAAATTATCTTCACTTGGAACATCATCAATCTTTTCTGTACTCTTTTCTTTATCAGGCTTAATGTTTCCAGCAGGATCTGTCCTTACATAAATGTTGTCTACCATCCACGATAAAACTGGATGCCCTCCATGTGCCATTTTCTTTTCTAAAGCAAGTTCCATAAATCTTTTACTTGGTGGAGACATATCTTTAAAGCCTTGTCCAAATGGGACTACAGTAAATCCTAAACCTTCTAAGTTTTGTACCATCTGCACAGCCCCCCACCTGTCAAAGCCGATTTCCTTGATGTTATATTTCTTTCCAAGCTCTTCAATAAACTTTTCTATAAAAGCATAATGAATAACATTTCCTTCTGTTGTTTTAAGATAGCCTTGCTTTTTCCAAATATCATAAGGAACGTGGTCTCTTCTAACTCTTAAATTTAAGTTATCTTCTGGTATCCAAAAATAAGGCAGAACATAATATTTATCATCGCTCTCTGTTGGTGGAAATATTAAAACAAAAGCTGTTATATCTGTAGAACTTGAAAGGTCCAGTCCTCCATAACATTCTCTACCCTTAAGGCTTTCAGCATTAACTTCAAAAGCACACTTATCCCAAGTATCCATAGGCATCCATTTTACTTGCTGTTTTAGCCAAGTATTAAGCCGTAGTTGCTTAAATAATGCCTCATCAACTGGATCTAGTTTAGCCTGCTCATAAGCTTCACGTACTCTATCTAGCTGAATTGTATGTCCTAGACTTGGATTTGCCTTGTACCAATTCTTTTCATCTTCCCAGTCATCATCTTCATTGAGTCCATAAATTATCGGTAAAAATGTATTGTCTATTCGCTTGCCCTCTAAAATATCTTTTGCTCTGCAATGCATATCCCACCCATAACCAGATAATTTATTTCCTGCTGTTGTTAGATATATGAACAATGGTTGTTCTCTTGCATCACCTGAACCAGTAGTTAGCATCTTAGCTAAATCTGCATTTGGATATGTCCAAATTTCATCTAGAATAACACAGGAAACATTGAGTCCTGATTTTGATTTAACATCCGAACTTAATACTTGATAAAAACTGCCTGTTCTAGGATATACAATTCTCTTGGTAGACCTAATCGTTTTAGTAACTCTTGAAAGTGTGTTATTTCCATCTACAAAGTTGACGCTTGTATTAAATATAATGCTTGCCTGCTGACGATCACATGCTGCAACATATACTTCTGCATTTTCTTCTCCATCTGCTAAAAGCATATAGAGTGCAATAGCAGCTCCGATTTCCGACTTACCATTTTTCTTCCCAATTTCCACATAAACAGTCCTATATTGCCTCGTGCCATCTTCCCTTAAAGCACCAAACACTTTTTTAATAAGATCAAGTTCCCAAGGAAGAAGTATAAATGGTTTACCTGCCCATTTGCCTTTTGTAAGTTTCAGCTGCTTAATAAAATTGATAGCATGACTAGCATGCTTTTCACTATAGGGCATTTAAACCTTCTCCTTCCTTTACGAATCATCTTTAGGAATCCCACCTAAGAGCATTTCCATCTCATTATTTTCCATACTATCACTATCTATTTTTACTTGAAACCTAGTCCTTGAAGCAGGTGTAAGTCCAAACTCAGAGCAAAAATCCTTCATTATTTTTAAGTAGGTTTGGGCAATTGAAACCTGTGGCACTTGCTGAATATAACCAGATGGAGTTTTAAAAATGGTTCCATGCTTTGATAGAAACTCTTCTGCTTCTTTCCATCTTGCATAAGCCTCACAATAACCAGCAAAAGATGCCGCATCAACTTTAGTTAAAATTCCTAATGCCTCAAGAGATTTGCTCATCCTTCTCCACTCCTTTTTAGCTTCAGGTTCAAGCCAGCTAGGACATTTAGGTGCAGTCTTTTGAGGCTTTGGTTCACATTTATTAATTGGTCTTTTTCCTGGATTACCTTCAAGTACTTTTATTGCTGTTGGCTTTGGTTTTCTCCCTCTTTGTGCCATAGGTTTCACCTCCAATCCTTAAAATTTGGTATGATAAAAGAGCCTACTACTTAGCAGACTCTTTAAATATTATTCGTGTTTTATAGTTGTGTCGTTAAAAATAAAGATTACGAATTAGACTGTGCTTATAATTATTCTTTTAATCCTATCTTGTTCTCCATATACTTGCAGTATTCCAATGCAAGTGACTGATTCAGTACAATATTTTGGTCTGAAGTATAGCATACAAGTGCTTCTTTTATTAATCCTTTATATTTACCATCAATATTTTTTATTCCCCATTCTCCACCTTCTTTTTTAGAAAGCACCAATCTATCTTGCACATACGCCAAAACTCTGCAAAGATTCAAAATAATATAAATTGAATTATCTATTACTTCATCTTGTGAACCGATAATATCGCTCTTAATACTATCTAAATACGCTTCTGATGGTATCTCTCCAAAAACATCATTAATTGGTTTTCCATATAGAACAATGCCTCGATTCTTAGTAATGACGAAATGGGCTGCTAAATCATGGTCTGTACCATTCATTTTTTGAATATATTCAGTTGGATTACTCTTATACCAGTTTAGATGCATATTTGAAAAATGCAAATCAAACGGAGTTGGGTAAACAAAGTTTTTACAATACTCACTTCTAATTAAACTCATTTCTATTCCTTTTGCTGGTGCATTATCATTCAAAGCAACAATAACGTCCATGAACTTTTTCTTTTGAAGGTCTGTAATTGCATTTTCTACTACAAACAAAATATCTAAATCACTTTTCATCGGATTAAAGCAACCCATGGCAATAGACCCATGTAGATATATTCCAATCAGATTGTTCTCGAAAATACGACAACTATATTCAACCAATTCATCTAATAACTTTTGCCTTTCCATTATATCCCCCTATAAAAAAAATATTCTTTAATTCGCCATTAATTACTCTTACGACCTAATCTAAGGATAATTATAACATATTTTATATAAGAAAAGAGCCTACATTGTAAGCTCTAAAAAAATCTATTTCTACCTTGAACCTGTCAAAATAAAATTTATATACTGTTCTCTACTACCCTCTAGAAATAGTACCAATCTGTAAAAGCCTTTGTCATATGCTTCTTTCTGAACATTATACACATCAAACATATTGTACTTTCCATCTCTTCTTATCTCTAAAATCTGTTCCTTTAGTTCATCTGTTAAAATGTTTTCTATCTCGTATTCCTTCATAATTGTAGTTTCCTTTCTTTATTGCTTCATGATCTGCTTTAACCGCTTTATCATAATCTTTATCTTGTTTCTCTTTTTTAGCACATTCCAAACAAATGCACTGTGTATTAAACATTGACATTGTTCTTCCACCCTTTAAGGAGCCGCCGCATCTATCACAAGTTTCTTGAGTAAAAAATTTATCCATAGCTTCCTCCACTATCTAAGTTCTGCTAAACATTCTGAATATGCAATCTGTAGTGCTTTTAAATCAATTGTATTATCAATATATCCTTTAGCAATTACATTGAAGTAGTATTCAGTTGGAGCCGCCGGCTTATTTGTATATTCATCTTTCATAACATATACCATTGCTTTTGCTGCCTTATCACCTGTTATAACTTCAACATCCTTTTTTATATACAGATTAGGATACCCTTCGTATTTATCAAGAGCCGCCTCACACTGCTCTGTAATCTCCCATAAAACTATTGGTACTTCTCTTCCTTTGCAAGGTTCAATGTTTGCTACACCTTTATATTTTCCCCTGAAGGCTAGCTTATAATCTTTAAGAGTTCCATTTCCTATAACTTTAGCTCTAGGACATCTATACTTCATCTGCTCTAAATTCATATTTGAACCATATGCAACATATAGCTTTAATTTTTCTGACATTCTATCGTTCTCCTTATTATGCAAAGGGCCTGTGCTTCCCTTTGCATCTTCTATTTTAGTTTCAAGCAATTCTTGGAGTCTTCCAAGCTGCGTCACCGTCAAGTGCTTTCATAAGGTGCTTTCTGCAATTTTTAAATTCATCTCCTATAAGTCCAAGTCTTAAAAGCCAGCATCTAAAGGTGTACTTTTCATTATCTGTATGGGTACGTCTTGCACTAGCACTCTTTTGTTTTAATGCTTGATAGCTAATGGCTAGGCATAGAACTATGTAACTTCTAATTTTACCAGCATGAAGCGTTCCATTGAAAAGTCTAAATTCAATTGTTCCTTTTGTGAATGTACTATGCAGGTTAAGACCATGATATCTGCTTGAATGGTAGTGTTTATTTCTACTTTCCTCACCATAGTCGCTATACCAAATATCTGCAAGCTCACTTAAACTCTTAGGCTTTTTCTTGTTTATCATTTCAATCAAGTTCTCATTAACCTTTTTGCAGTACCTTACTCTTGCTGGATCTATCTCTAGGCTTTTGTAAAGCAAATCCTCTTTTGAGGCTATAAGGTTTACTAGATTTTTTAAAGTATTTGGCGTATGGTCTTTTGCCCCAATGTGTATATGTATTCCACACTTTAGCCTGCTCTCACTAACTGCACCCGCATGTCTAAGCCTTCTAATGATTTCCTGAAGCGTTTCAATGTCGTTGTATTTTAATATTGGCGTTACAAATTCAACACTGTAATCTCTGCCTCCTAAGGTTAATGAGCCTTTCTCATTTTTCATTGTAACAATGCTTGCATCGCTCATCACCTTCCAAATCCTGTTATCCGGTGCTATCACTTTGTAAGTATCGTAGCTGTCAAAGCTTCTTTCAATTGTTCCACCTAAAAATTTTACTGCAATCATTGCAGCTGTTTCTCTTGTAATACCTGTCATTTCAATTTCCACTCCAAATGTTTGGTTTTTCAAGCTTAACCCTCCAATCTTACAATGTATCCAAAGCTGTTTGCGTATACCCTATAACCTCTGTAGCCTTCTTTTTGTGCTGCTATTAAAAGTCTTAATGCTTTTTCTTTGTTTTCAGCTCTGTTTCCATCGTAAAATTTCAATTCTCCATCTTTTGTAAGCCTTCTTAATTTTTCTTTCATTTTGTTTTAACTCCTTTCAAGGTGTGTTTTTTTGTTATACTATATATCACTCTAAAGCACACTTATATCAAGGGTTTTATTCACTTTTTATTAGATTTTTATATGCTATTTTTTGACCATTTCTTAAGAGGAATACATCTTTATCAGTTCCCATTTTCTCAATATATCTCTTAACTCCTACGTCAACAAACTTCTCCTCAATTTCAATTGCATAACATATCCTATCAGTCTCTTCGCAAGCGATTAATGTTGATGCACTTCCTGAGAATGGCTCAAGCACAATAGAATTTGTTAAGCTTGAATTTGTTATTGGATAAGCTATTAGTCCAACAGGTTTTGAAGTAGGATGAAGTGGACTCTTTTTTGGCTTATCGAAATACCATACAGTCTTTTGTTTGCGATCTGCATAAAATTTATGTCCTGTAGTAGGTTTCCAACCGTACATAATAGGCTCGTGGGAATAAAGATAGTCGCTCCGACCTAACACTGGTGCATTCTTTACCCATATACAAGTCTGGTGGCAAAAGAACCCTGCTTCTTTAAAAGAAGTTCTAAAATTAACTGTCTCTCTATCTGCATGAAAAACATAAATAGCAGCTCCATCTGCCATGCTGTTATACATATTTTTAAATGACTTTAGCAGAAATTCAAAGAAGTCTTTATCGCTCATATTATCGTTTTGTATTTTACCAGCAGTTCCTTCGTAATTTACATTGTACGGCAAGTCGGTAACTACGAGATTAGCCTTCTTTCCTTCCATAAGCATCTCATAAGTTTCAGCCTTAGTACTATCTCCACAAATAAGCCTGTGCCTTCCAAGAAGCCATATATCTCCTTGTTTTGATATTGTAGGTTCTTTTAATTCTGCTTCAACATCAAAATCATCTTCATTTAATTCTTTGTCATGAAGCTGATTAAACAGGTCATCTATTTCTGCGGCATCAAAGCCTGTTAGCGAAACATCAAAATCTAAGTCCTTAAGTCCTTGTATTTCTAATGCCAGAAGCTCATTGTCCCAACCTGCATCAAGTGCTAATTTATTATCAGCTAAAATATATGCCTTTTTCTGTGCTTCAGTTAAATGCTCAACAAGAACACAAGGCACATCTTTAAGCCCTTCTTCTTTTGCTGCAATTATCCTGCCATGGCCCGCAAGTATATTAAAATCTTTATCGATTAGAACTGGACTTACAAAACCAAACTCTCTAAGGCTACTCCTTAATTTTGTAATCTGCTCTTTATTATGAGTCCTTGCATTATTCACATAAGGGATTAACTTATCAATGTCTATGAGCTTTAACTTTTCAGTTCTTTCCACAGCTTACACCTCCAATTTTTCGCATAAAAAAAGCACCTACTCGTTTTGAGTGGCACTGCCAAATCTATATTCACTTGCACATTTTATTGAGCAAAACTTTCTATTTTTATTTCCATAGGCTTTAAATTCTTTGCCGCACTTTTGGCATTTGAAAGAATACCAAGAACTTTCCCTTTTATCTTTTTTTTTGCAGTTTTCGCTCCACCAAGTCCTTCTGCATTTATCAGAACAGAACTTAGCTTTTCTGCCTTTACGTTCTTCTGTATTTATATCCTTTCCACAATACTGGCACTGCTTAATTTCAATTTTAGCTTCCTTGGTTGGCTTTCCATAGCCTGTAAGATTATTGTTTTTACATATGTTTCTAACCGTATCTCTATTTACTTTTAAAATACCAGCAATGCTTTTATATCCATAGCCTTTTTTACGAAGCTCTAAAATCTTAATTTTTTCATCACTTTTAGCACGTTTTTTCACCTCTTTTTAGAATTTCAAAGTGCCCTAAAGCATTGAAAATAGCTATTTGTTCAATTTCGCAAATTTTACACCCCTCCCCCTTGAATATTGCGTTTTTTCACACGAAGGGGGCCACCCGGCCCTTTGCGACTAATCTCAAAGGAAATTTGCCCCCCTACCATTCAAATTAATTTTTTCCCCGCAGGTTGTTCGCAAATTAAAAACAGTTTGTTTTTAATAACTTTAATAAGAATATACTCTTCCTTTCTTTCTCCATCTTCCATCTTCCTTAGCAGTCTTCTTATCATGACAGCACTTACAAAGTGATTGCCAGTTGCTCTCATCCCAGAAGAGTTCCTCATCACCTTGATGTGGTTGAATATGATCTACAACTTCTGCTGCTTTAATAACACATTTAGATTTACACTTTACGCAAAGAGGATGCTCTTGTAAAAATTGTGTCCTTAACTTCTTCCACCTACTTGTGTTGTATAGATGTTTGAAAGGTCTATTGTTTCTGTTGTAATCACTATCCATTTCTTTCTTGTGCTTATCACAATATCTTTCTTCCGTTAGTTCAGGACAATCTGGATAACTACAAGGTTTTCTTGGTTTTCTTGGCATAACTATACAACCTCCTGGGGTATTTTTTTCATGAGAAAAACCACCACAGTTTTCTGCGATGGCTTTCCTCTAATTTTCCACTTCGTCTATTATAATAATATCATAGGTGCTAGGGTGTCTTTCAATGTCTTTTAGTGTCCTCTTTAAAATTAATCTCACAATTTTCTAATGCTTTGCCATGTAGCTTATGGAGATAACGTAAATCATAACCCATGACTACAGCAATCTGCTCCCATGTTTTAAAACAGAGGTATCTTAGTTCAAGTAAAGTTTGATATTCAGGGTTATTTATTTTTTTTATAATAAATACAAATTCCCTTTTTAGATCTACAAGACTATCTATATCAGCATTAATTTCTGATTCTAAATCAATCATCTTTACTATAATGTCCTCCATAGAGTGCAAATTACGAGTACCACTTGGAGGAGTATCACTTAATGTTGAAGTTGCTTTTGTAGCCAATGCTCGTAATGAAACAATCTTATTTTCTTCACATTTCTTTAAATCAGCTGGTTCAAAGTAGCCTTTATCCGCTAGAGATTCTATACTATCTACATCAAATATAGATTTTACTTTATTGCTCATATTGTACAACTGACCTTGATCTGCAGAGTTATTTGTTACTTCAAATGTAGTTATTAAATTGTTTTTAGCATCTGCAGCTGCTTGAATATTGTAACCTACATCAATGCCTTGATGAAAACCAAATTTGACCAATTTAGCATCAGGATCTGTCATGTTTATTTCGTTAATATCACTCTCTTCTAATGTTTTTTTAAGTTCATCATACTCTTGTAATTTAGATTCAAGCTTTTGAAGTACCTTTTCTATTTCTTCTTTTTTTAATTTTATTTCTTCATTATCTTCTGATAAATCATTCATCTGCACATCGTGAATATACTCATTTATTTTTATTTGAACTAGTTCTTTTATTTTGTTTATTTTGTTTTTGCTGTAATGCTTTCTCTTAGAAGCTGACGCTTCAATCTTTGTGCCATCTACAGCTATAAGTTCTTTTCCATATAAGCCAAGTTCAATGCAATATTCAACAAAAGATTCAAAAACTTTTGTTAGAGCATATATATTATCTTTTCTGAAATCTGCTATAATTCTATATTTAGGCTGTACGCCATTGATTAGGATTTAATTCTTTCTTCCATCATTTTGAGGATTATCAAAGAGTACCTATAGCTTGCTTTATTTCAAATTTTATATCTGCCATTTAACTTCCCAGCCTTATATATCAGACAACAATATTTGTCTGTTTACAGAAAATATTTCCTTGATATTTTGATGTGTATAATGTTTAGATTCATATAATTCAACAAGCTTAATCATATTGGATACACTAATTGCTGAACCTGATACACCAGTAACATCAACAATATCTACAATTTGAGAATTAATATTCTTTCCAAAACCACCTGAAATATATGAAAAAAAAGCAAGCGAAGAAGGAGATTGACTATACCGATTGAAATTTTTTATATAATTGTGAACCATTCTATTATGATGATCATTACTAATGGTGTATTTGCTATATGCTTTATTATCTATAATAGCCTGATAACCATCTGTGTCAGATAGAATCAAAACATCAGGTGTAAGACCTATCGGTCCTACATGTTTAGCTTCAAACCCAAAAACATTTTGAAATAATTCTACAGTTGCTTTTTCAAAATCAGTTGCTTCATCTCTGCCTTTAAACGCCATTTCAAAGTATTCCGTCATAAACGCACCAACAGAGCCTCTCGGATACAACCTTAAAAGTGTTTCCTCTACTAGCTTGTCCTCAAAACCTGTTTGCTCAACAATTTTATCTATAAGACCAGTAGTTATTTTTGTTATAGGCTTTTTTAGCGATTCTGCAATATAACACTGTTTAATCTTCTGTTCAGCAATGATTCTTGCTGTAATAGTCTTAGCTTCTGTAAGATTCCTAGTATCCTTTTTATGCTTAGGATCTAGCCCATATTTCCTTTGGAAAAATTCATGCTGTTCAGGGCGAGCAATAAAAAGCGAATGTACAGATAAAATATTCTGAACTTCAAAGCGCTTATCATCAAGTATTCGTACTTCACCATTGTCTCGTTTTGCAAGCTGTGTATATTCCAACCAATTTACAATTGTATTAGCCAAATCCATTAAATGACTGTAAGGATGTTCAGGATTTACATCACCTTTTGAGGATTTATATTTGCGGAAAAAATCTTCTTCAAGACATGTATCTCCGCTTTGTCTGAATTCTAAAATTCTATTTACTATATACTTATAACATTTATCAGATTCATTTTCTGCCTCAGTAACTACAATTTTTGCAATTTCCTCTTCGGTTAAATATTCTATGTCTGAATCATTTAATAATTTCAGCAAGAACCTAAAAGGTCTAATTTTGAATCTAGAAGAAACTTGAACCCCTGGACTTAATGAAAAAGAAGAGGGAAACTGATATTTTACAATCTGATTTTTTAATATTTCAACTGGAGAGTCACCAAACATTATGGCCTCACCAGCTAAAGTTAACTTTACCTTTCTAGTAGATTCCTGCGTAAATATTAACCCTAAACTGGCAACCCAAGCCTTATATGTTCTAGCACCTCCTCCAGTCTGGTCTCGTCGTTCACCTTTACGCTTTAATCCTGCCTGTTCTAATGCCTCTTCAAAAGATAAATGCGAATCTCTCTGTCCCTGCCATTCTTGATCTAATGATAATTCAGCAAATGTTGCCAATACATCAGGAATTGAATTTAATTTTCTCTTTGGTCTTGTTATCCACCAATAATTTAACAAATTAACCACCCCTATTCATTTACATTACAAGGAATAAAGTCATAATCAATGCCTGCAAATGTTCTCAATACAGCTTCAAAAATTATCTTTGCTCCCTTAACAGGGACTGCCATACCTATCTGTCTTCTTACACTTTCTTTTGAACCTTTAAATACATAATTATCTGGGAACGTCTGTAGCCTTGCCCTTTCCCTATTAGTTAGTGCCCTTGGCTCTGAATAATGATATATATGTGTACCACCACCACCAGAACCTGTTACTGTATAAGCTGGTTTATTCGGATCTAATCTTTTATATATTTGGCTTATCTTTGCCCCTTTGACATTCAATTGTAACTCCTGTGGTATATCTGCCGTAAAAGCATTTTGTCCTGGTTTTATATATGTTAATCTCTCTGTTACTTTTGCTGATTGCTTTGTTAATTCATTGTTTGGTGCATCTTTGGGAATCGGTGGTACTTCTAATGCACTTTTGCAAGTATTGTCTATACCAGCATAAGGTACCGGAGAAGGTATTCTAAATATAATAGGCAAATCCTTTCTAATGCCTATTATAATCATCCTATGACGTGCTTGAGGTATTCCATATTCTTCAAATTTATACAAATGGGGATATAATCTATATCCTGCATTATCTAAATCTTTAAGTATTTTTTTAAATGCTCCGCCATCATTTGCCGACCTTATACCTCCTACATTTTCAGCAAGAAACCACTTTGGCTTATACTTTTTTAGTACTTTTACCCCATAAGTATATAATGCCCCATATTCTCCATTAAAACCCTTCTGTTCACCTACAACCGAAAAGTCATTGCACGGAAAACCAAACGCAAAGGCATCTATAGCGCTAAGAGAAGCTATATTCAATTTCCTTACATCTTGACAAATAACCGATTCAGGATTTTCTGGACATATATTATGTCTATATGTATCACAAGTATCACTGTCATAATCATTTGCCCACTTATGTACTATTTTATATTCACCATTTTCAATCTCAGCTGTCTTTGCTCCGTAAGCCAAACCACCCGGTCCACAAAACAATTCTCCTAATTCAAATATCATTTCAACATTCCTCTCTAGTCTATACTCTTTCTCCGTTTATTAATATAAAATTTCTTTCGAATTTTGCTTCTACTACTTCTGCAATATGTTCTAATTCCGATATTGTAAAACTTTCCCTTTTTAATTTTGAATTAAGATTCTGAGGAGACGTTCCTACTCTCCTCGCTAATTCTGCTACGCTTATATTGTTTCTAACGCATAGTACTTTAATTTGCTCTGATATTTTCATCTTTCATACCCCATCCCATCCTAAATGAAAATCTATTGATAGTATAAAACAGAGAGTTTATACTGTCAATTGTTTTGTTTAGCTTGTCAATTAATTTAGTATTATACAACTCATTGCACGATATATGTTTCTCACCATTAACTTTTCCCATTATTTCTATAAAAATAAAAGGAACACAAAGTTCCTTTTATTAGTACTATAAGAAATGAGTTTATAAAAACATATTTTTATGCTTATCTAGGTTGTAACAATACCATAAGCTTTTCAATACACTTCGTTTAAAACTATTATCACCTGCTTAAAATTTGCATATCTTTATTTTTTCATAAGTTCGTTTGGTTTATCTCTATATTATTTACCTTATCATTTGTGAAAAAAATCCAATTCCCTTATTCTCCAAAGTGCCAACAATTAAAGCTCTATCTAAAAGTACATTAAATTCTTCACAGCTTGTTTCTGAAATGAGTGTGCAGGCATGGCATGCTGATAGATTTAAACCATCTCTACCTTGAGCGATACTATCAATACAAACTGGATCTGAAGAACACCAAGTAGCCTTTCTAATGGCATTTTTAATTATATTTGGTAACATATCTGATTTTCCCTGCCTTACCAATCCACCTAATGTACCTTCTGAATCACCAGATGCAGTGTATATTAGTATTCCACTCATTTTTTCGCCTTCATCTGATGTATTGCAGTATATTCTCTCAGCTAATGAAGCTGATGAATATCCACATTCAAAACTTAATTCTTTAATTAATAAATGGGCTAAAGTGTGTAACATCACATACTTTGGTGATATTGCTCTTGATTCATTTCCATTTTTCTTTTGCTTGTTATTATATCTATTGTTTAATAACCTAACTCTATCATTAACCATTGGATTATCTAGTATCCAATTATTTATTTTATTTTCATCTATTTCTATGAAAATACCTTCACCTCTAGCTTCATATGCAGGATACCAATTTGTATGTTTTTCCTTAATCGATACAAATTTGCTATCTTTCATGTTTTCATCATCGAATCCTGATATTACTGATTGATCAGTAGGATTCAGTCTACTAAAACCAACTAATGCTCTTACTTCTCTTAGTTTTTTAACTAAAGTTACTTTTGATAATATGTCTAATCCATACTCTTCTATGTTCTTTTGAATTTCAATTTTAAAGTCCTTATCATTCATACATTCCTTTGGTATATCACCAATCAATGCATTATACTCTTCAATTCTATATTCTTCTTTTGTTGAAATAGTTTCATTCTTTTTTGCTAATAGCTTTTTATTTACTATTATTTCAACAACCTTAATGTTTTGATGAATTTCATTAGATATTTTTTCAATGTAAGAACTAATTATATTATTTATCCCTTTAAATTCTACGTATTCTTCATCTTTAAGTTGTTCCTTTAAAGAAACAAACTTCTTACTTTGTTCTACTAATATATTTATTTCACTAGAATATGGCGGTATTACTATAGAACTAACTATCTTAGAGAAGTACACATTAAGTGCTCCACGTTGTACTGACTGTGGAAATTTTAAGCATGTTTCCTTTTTACCCTTCCATGGCATATTCCCTGTACATCTATAGTTCAATTTTTCATTTTGAAAAATATCTTTTCTAAATGCACCTTTCATAGATGCTTTAGCTCCACATTTACATTCAATGACTAAACCTTCAAGACCTAAGACACTTGTAGTATTTTTTATTTTTAACAATGGTTCTGCACATTTAACTTTTTTAGACTTAACATGTACCCAATCTACCCATGGAAAATCATCAATATGTCCATGTTCACAGGCTACAACAATACCTACTGGAACTAAAAACATATTACATTCCATACATTTAGGAGTTTTCATATTGCAATCTTTTGCATTTTTACCTGGTCTAAAATCCTTCTCCCATTGTTTTAGAGATTTAAAAGTTTTACATTTTGGGCAAAAATACCATTGTGGAAATCTTACAAATGGTAACCCACTCATCCATTCTTTATCTGGTGGTAAGTGGAATTTTTCTACATTTAATAAATTTTCTAACCTCTCATCATGTATTTCTTGAAATTGTGTCCAATACTCTGGAGCTGCAGCCATTAATGTTTGATCTTTAAAATCTACCATGGCCCCTGTTCCAAAAGGTGCTATAGATTGACTAAATCTCAAAGTATGAGAATTTTTATTTAATCTAATTGTGTTATTAATCTTCCTCATCTATTTCACCACCAAACTCAATTATTTCTATTCCAGCTTCTCCATCCACATTTCTCATAGATTGCATCGTTGGAAATGCATTTCTTTCATCTTCCTCTAGAAAAGGTAACAATAAATTTTTATCCGCCTTATTATTAAAATAATGAACATGTTCATCAATAGAGGCTGTATTTACCTTTTCTGTCCATCTTCTTATGATTTCTTTGAGTTCTTTTTCTGTTTCTATAGTTATATCTCTAAGTTGGCTATTATCTAAAGCTTGTGCTCTATCTAATATAAATTGTTTAACCTTATCTAAGTTTTCTATATTCTCATTAAAATTAGATGCATCTTCATCATTATTTAGGCCTAAAGTATGTCTAACCATGCTTATAAACACAGCATGTAAAGCTCTCTCCCTTGCCTTCTCTGAAAAAGGTGTAACACTTGTTGGTTCTACATATTTATAGAATGTTTGATGGTATGGATAAAACAACTCATAATGAGATCTATCTCTTGTTTTTGAACCATTATACATTGTAAATACAAGTCCAGGATAAGTTCTTCCAACTCTACTAGTTGCCTGAATATACTCAGCTGTTTGTTTTGGTTGGCCAGCCACTGCCATCAAATCAAGCCTTGATACATCTACTCCAACTGATATCATATTTGTAGCAAGAAGTACATTTATCGCCTTATTATCTGATTTACTATATTCATTATCTAAATCTTTAAGGGTTTTAATTATTTCTGTAGCCTCTAATCTACTGGTCAATTCTCTAGGTACTGTTGCATACCTTAGATCATTTCTACGTATCAACCTTTTCATGTACCTCATATTATTACTGGCTATATCATCTTTAACCAAAGTTGAACTCTTACCAAGCTCTCTAATAGAATTAAAGTATCCAACTAATGTCCAATATTTATCTAAAACATCTTCAGGTGCATCAATAAGCTTTACTCCTTGTAGCAATGCTGTATATAGTCTTACCTGTGCAGTGGTAGCTGTTTTTCCTGAAGGCATTAGTCCAACATATAATCTTCCAAACTTCTTTTCAATAGAAATCTCTCTTGTAAAGAAAGAATCTTCAATATCAAGTCCTGAAGGCGGAAACTGAACTACATTTCTATTAAATAACATTTTGCATTGTTCTGAAGCTCTACGGATAGTAGCAGTAGACGCAATAATCTTAGGCTTAATTCCCTTATGGCTACACATCGCATCTATTGCAGTTTCATATAATCCAACCATAGTACCTAACGGCCCGGATATTAGATGCAATTCATCCTGTATAATTAATTCTGGTTGTTTATTATTATTCCCTTGATTTAAAGCAAATAAATTAGAAACCTCACCTTTCCATGGAAGAGTTGCAAATTTATCCACAGTACCAAAAAGTAGAGTAGGAGGATTTTTATATAATTCTTCATCTACTACTTGAATAGGAAGTCTTTTATTAAAATCGCATTGAAATTCTGGGCAGAAAATTATTTTCTTCTTATCATAATCATAGCCCCATAGTCCTTTTTTCTTGCCGTCAACATATTCTACCTCAAGTTTTGTTCCACACCAAGGACACTTTAGAACTTGAAATTTATTGTGTTTAATTTTTGTAGCAGACAATTCATACTCTGAATTCACTGCTTTTGTCAACTTTTTAAATTCAGTTTTTGCTTCATCATTGGTATTTGGTGTAGGTGTCCCACCTACCCAAAGGCCAATGGATATTTCTTCTTTTCCAAGAATATTATTTTTAGTTTCTCTTCTTATCTTCTCACATGCACAAATCAATATTGCTGCTCTTATAAACTGTTGAGCTGCAAGTAATCTCAAGGTGTACCTCATGATAATTGTAGTACCACCTCCATTTACAGGATCATTTAACCTTCTAAGGAATATTGAAAATGCAGTGATTCCAAGATAAGCCTCAGTTTTACCTCCTCCAGTTGGCACCCAAATCAATTCTACAATATCACGTTCTTTACAATTTGGATCTGAGATTGATTCTATATTCATTAGTATAAAGGCTAATTGAAATGGTCTCCAACTAGCTTTTTTTACATCTATTGATTTATACTCAAATTCAGGATAAAGCACTTCTTCATCAAAGGGAAACCTTTCCTTCACATTAGAATGAGCTCTTTGCATTAACATAGCTCTATTCATTAATGAAAACGACGTATATACATTTTCATTTGTTGACAATATATCTATTCCTGCATTAATCCGATCTAAAGTATATCTACAGCTTTTTATTTGTTTTTTAGCCACTTCCTGATATTTTACATCTATACTTTTTGAATAACTCTCTAAATCAATAATCCAATTTTCATATGCTTTTGAAAATTTCTTTAAAACAGATAGTTTTTCTTCTTTTGATACATCTGATATATCAGAAAGCTTAAACATAGAGAGCAAATCTCCAGAAATATTCTCTATTTCTTTAATGTTAAAATCCAATTGAGGAACTTCATAACTCGGAAAGAAATTAGTAAAAATAGCTTCCTTTTGATTTACGCTATCAATGCTCTGACCTGTAGCTACTCCATGACCAACAGAATAACTTTTCTTATTTCTATATAACATATTAAGAACTTGTTCTTCTTCTTCAACAAAACCAGCATTTCTATTAGTTATATTAGTATGTTCAATAAACTTAATATTTTTATTAAGCTCAGTATCAATAATTAATTTAGGCTGAAATATTGAATTTTTGTATGATTTTTCTCCAATTTGCTCATTCACAAGCATAATAGTATAACTCCATACATTCCCACTATACTTTTTCCTTAGCACTGTTACTTTTAATATTCCTTGATCTGGGTTTACATTGCCATCTTCATCTATAAACATTTTGTTAAACTCATTATTTAATGGCACGGTAACTATTTCATCTACCAAAAAAGGAATCCTAACATAGCCATTATGTCTAGCTTGTTCATCGGTACATTGGTCAGCAAGTTTGTACAAAACGTTAATTACATCTGGTCTATCCTTTTCTATATCCTTGCCACTAATTAATTCAAAGACAATTTTTTTAGAGATATTTTGTTTTAGTTTCACTAAATTATCTTCAGCATATACATACTCACTAAGTATACTTTTATCAAATTCAAAACTATCTTTTAACCTTACAGCACAATCTCTAAATTTACTTATCTTATATTTTGCACAATTCACCTTAACATTTAACTCATTTATATAACCTTGGGCAAAAAAAGTTAATCCCATGGCTGATGGCAATAATTGATTTGCCATACTTATCTGCTCCTGGCTTTCTCCATCATCATTATCGTAGCTTTTTATATTGCTGTTTTCTTTTTCGAATACATTTTTATCATCGACATAATTATTTTCTTCTATATTTTCTTCAATAATTTCTTCAGTTGAATCCTCAGCTTTTTTAGGTTTTTCTTCATCATCTATTTTATGTATGTTATTTTGTGGAAATAATACACCTAAAGAATACCTCTCAATAGGAGAATCTGATATTACTTCTCTTTCAATATCCGGTCCTACATCTTCTGAGCCAGGTCCCAACATCTCTGCCTTTGTTTTTTCAATAATTTCTTTTCTGATCTCTAAACACTTTTCAATATCTATCATATTTTATTCACTCTCCTTATCTAAAGCTCTATTGATATAAGCTCCACTAACATCCATATTTACTTCTTCTATAGTATCAATTATCCCAATATATGCATAATCATTAAATTCACCAATAACAGATTTCACCAATCTATATATTTCATCATCCTTCTTCCGCTCACCAACAACAACGGAACTAATTATCATTTTAGCAATAGCTTTCCTTATTTGTATTTGAATACTTCTAACATGTTTACAAGCATCTATAACCTCATCTAATTGACCTGAAAGTCTTTCGTTACCAACAATTTCCGATATTATTCTTATATTATTTGAATCTCTAGGGCCTATAACAGTCCCATCCAGCCAATTGCTAATCGTTAGTGGTTCAACATCTTTATCATATACATTTTTAAAGAGCATAGAAATCTGTCTTGCTGATAGATTGTTGCTTTCCATATAATTACTAAGTGAGTTTTTCCACATATAATTTAACTTAAAAATGCTCCCATAATTTAAATCAAACTTGTTATATTTTAATAATTTTTCTATTGTTTCTTTTATAATATCTCCTTTTCCAGGTACCTTTGTATTAACAAATACCAGTTCCTCACCAATTTCTATATCATTACGGGATTTTTGTTTTATATCATTATTTTTTCTATCAATAGCGTTCAGTTGACAATTGTCGGAAATAAGTGCATATTTATCATCTTCAAACTTTACAATACTTTTAACAAGAATATTAGAATTGCTATTGTTTAAATTTTCAACTTGAGTGTTATGAAGTATTATTTGAAGCCAATTTTCAGATAATACACTTTCAATTTTTTCTTCTAAGTTACTATTTTCATCTTCATAATAATCAGTAAAATTGTCTATTTCTAGCGGGGCAACTTCTTCAATATTATTAAATAGTTTATTACTTTTCTCTATATATTTCATCATCCTGTTATTTTCATTTAATAGCCTTTTAAACTTATAATTTTCCCTGCCTTGTAATATAAATATAGCTTGGCCAATTTCAGGATTATTAAAAACATTAAAATATCTATTATCGTAATAGAAAGTGAATATAACACAATCAAATTCTTTATAATTAATACCTCTTTTTAGCTTTGTAATCTTAATATTTTTAAGCCTATATATTATAGAATATCTTTCTAATTCTTTTTTTTCAACATCACTTTTTAAAACTACTAATGTTTTAATATTTCCTTTAACTGCATCTTTTAGCTTGCTAAATTTGTCATTACTACCCATTATTTTTATTGCAAATGCTTCAAGATTTCCTATTACTTCCTGCATAACCTTAAACTCAAATCTAGTCTTATCATAAATCTTACAAATTTCTTTTAAACTTTGTATTTTTTCTAAGATATTTTCCTTATTGTTACTACACCAATTTAAAGGAAGTATACTTTGCTCTAGTGAATTGCACAAATAATATGCAAGCTTCACAAACTCCAATGTATTTATATCATTCTTGAATCCAGTACATAAAATATGTAAATTCTGATGTATTTTATTTGATACTATATATATCTCCTTTGATTTATCAATATTGAAAACATTATTACTCCTATATATAAACATATTTGTTAGATTTTTGCATTGCTTTTGAATCTCAGCAATCTTTGTTTTCATTTCATTTTCATAAGGATTAATTTCTTCAACAATAACCTCTTTAGTTTGAGCATAAAGACTATAAGGGTCTTCTCGATTTAATAAATAAGAAAAATCAAAAGTACTATTCCATGTATCAAATATTATTATTTTTTCTATACTTTTTATAAACTCCATCATCCTTAGATTTGTTTCTAAAACTTCTTTATATGATTTTTCACCTAATAAAACTACTTTTCTAATTCCTTTATCATTCTTAATAATATCTAATGCAGTATTAATATTTGAACAAAACTTTATTAAAGACTTTTCATTATTCTTTTTTCCTTTAAAATATTCATAATTTTCTTCTGAAGTACAATAAATATAAGGAAATAACTCAGGCAAAGTATACTGTTTTTCTTTAAAATTAATACCTATACTATCTATAAGTTCATATAGTCCTTCTTTACTACTAGATACTACAAGAGTGCTTTCAGTTACTACACCTGATAATTCATTTAAATTAACCTTCATAAATTCAGCAACAAATTTCTTAGTTATATTTTCTTCTTTAGAAAGTCCTTCTAATTTACCGATAAGCTTTTTATTTCCAGTATACTGGGTTAAAAGATATTGATTTTCAATTGGCACAAAATTTTTAGATCCCTTTGCATACTCAAGCTCAATGTACTCTATACTATTCATTTTATAAATACCTTTGTATATACCTATCTTACTTTTATATACAACTTTATCTCCAACCACAAGAAAATCTAATATTCTAGTGTTAGGATTTTGCATATTTTCAAAATAACTAATTATTGAATTTATTACTAAAAACAAAATAAATGATATATTATTTTCAATACCTATTATTAAATTTGTTTTGTTATTATCACTTGACAACTGTATCAATATTTTACTTATTAATTCTTCATATGATTTAAATTCAATAGTTTTATTTTTATAGCATAATTTAATATTTTTAAAGTTGTCTATATTCAATATATTTTCTTTTGTGCTCATTTACTGCTTACCCCCATCTAAAATAATTGTATCAATAATAAAGCTACTACAATTACTATTATACTTTTTATTTCTCTATATTTGTACAAATTCAAAGAATTTATCTCCAAATTTCTAAATAATTCTTAGTTCTTTTTCAAATATAAGTAATTCTTTTGTATTTTTATTCGCTTATAATTTTATTTAACTCTTTCAATAATTTCTTCAAATGTATTAATCATTGTGCCATTCCTCTATAACTTATGCTGAATAAATTATTATACTTTAATTAATGTTAAAATTGATTTTGAAGCAAAACATAGATGTTCAGACTGTTATTTCTTCTCTATACACTTCAATATTCACTTGAAATCCTTCAAAGACTTTCATATCAGGCTATTTCTTGTGTATCTACACAACTGTCTTTCCGTGTTTCCTTATGGGATATATCACCAAGAACTCTTTGCTCTTTTTAACTTACATTCTTCAAATGTCGATTACCCTAATTTATATGTGCACTTTCAAAATTTCCAAAACAATACTGAATATACTGGCTTCTATTTCTATCAAATTTTAATCCTTGTTTTTCAAATTCCTCTAGTATATATTTATCTATTCCATACGGACTTTTAAGCTTATTTATCAATTCAACACTCAATGTTACTTGAAAATTATCTAATGCTATTTTAAAATTATTTTCATTAATACTTTCTAATTTAACATTCTTTTCAAACTCACAGCTTAAAGCTTTTACCACTACTTTTATGAATTCTTCTGCTTTCATGTTTTTGGACATATAACCTCTTATCATACCCGTAGTATTCATTATAACCAACTCCTTAAATTTATTTAAAAACAAAAAATCTCCTTACCCTAAGATAAGAAGATATCAATTAACCATTTATTTCACCCCCTTATCGAACATTTTAGCTGGACCACCTTACATAATGCAGGTTGGTATAGGGTCATAGAGCTAAATCTCTACCCTAACTCTTGATATTTTGGTGTTTAATTTTTACAATATTAGTATAGCATAATAGTTTTTAAAATACTATATCTTTTGAAAATTTACCCATAATAAAAGGCACTCAACCATAAAATTGAATGCCCTTTATTATACCTAAATATTATTTTATTTCTTTAACTCTTCCTACAATTCCACCCTCAAGCATAACTTTAATACCACGCGGATGAACCTCTGAGTTTGTAAGAAGTTTTTGCACAATGCCCTCTGTTAACTTTCCAGAACGCTGGTCTTGTTTTTGAACCACAAGAACTTTTGCTCCTACTTTTATATCTTTACGTATCGTTCCATCCATATTATTACCCTTCTTTCTTGCTTTTTATATAGCAGTGCACAGGTTTCCACGTGATTTAGGCGAGGTGGTATTTTCCTTTTCCTCCATAAACAATTTCGCAAAACCATAACCTTTCCGCGAATCTCAATTCCGCGAAATTGTTTTACCCCCCCCTCAACCAAAAATTCCCTCAAACCGTAGTCTGAGGGAACATAAAACACACTATCAAATTTTATTAAAATCCTTCAGACCCTTTGATACCAGGCTATTTCCGTTGTATCAACACCACCGTCTCCACATGCTTTGTGGCAATAAAATGATACTAATACGCATTGAAATTAAATTTGCGTAAAGATGTACCCTCTAAAGTAAGTGGCATGTAATTTTTTTAACAATCACTACTTTCATATAGATTCCTATAATATGGACAACTATCTAATAATTTTTCATGAGTACCTGTACTCACAATCATCCCATCTTGTAAAACTATTATCTTATCTGCATCTTTAATTGTGGTTAATCTATGGGCAATTATTATTTGTGTACAGTTTAAACCTTTTATATTTTCAATAATTTGTCTTTCAGTTATTGAATCTAATGAGCTAGTTGCTTCATCCAACAATAAAATTGAAGGTTTTCTAACAATTGCTCTTGCTATTGAAAGCCTTTGCTTTTGTCCACCTGAAAGATTAGCACCTGCTTCGGATAATCGTGTATTGTAATCCATTGGTAATTTCTTAATATCTTCATGAATTGCAGCTACTTTAGCAGCTTCCTCTATATCTTTGATATTTATACAAGGCATCCCTATAGATATATTTTCTGAAATTGTTTTATTAAATAAAAAATTATCTTGTAATACTACTCCGAAATTATTTCTAAGGGAAATTTTATTAATGTCTTTATAATTTATATTATCAATTTTAATATTTCCTGTAGTAGTTTCATATAATGCACATATTAATAAACCTAGAGTACTTTTGCCGCAACCAGATTTTCCCACTATGGCTATTTTATTCCCCTTTGGTATATCTAATGTTATATTAGTTAATACATAAGGACTATTTTCAGCATATCTAAAACTTATATTTTTCATACTTATACTACCATTAATTTTCTCACTTGAAATTTCTATATTATTTTCTTCTATTTTTTCATCCAAAATATCATAAATTCTTTCTAATAATACTGCGAGCATAGTAATATCATTAATCATATTTGCTAAAAGATTAATAGGGGTTAAAAACGATATAGTTAAACTCAGAAAAGCAAACAACTCACCTATACTAATATTACTATGTAAAACTTGATTTATACCTAAAAAAGTTATAAATAAAGGTGCAAAAAATATAATTGTATTTATAAACATATCTATGAAAGCTTGAAACTTTGACTTATTAGATACTTTTTCTATTTGATTCTTAAGTATATTATCCCATATTATTGATATATTCTCTTCCAATCCCAAAGTTTTTATGGTAGATATTCCAGATAACATTTCTGTCAAAAATGTACTCGCTTCAGTTTGTGCCATTACTTGAGATTGAGTCAATAATTTCATCTTAGACTTGCTTAACAATATAATAAGTAGTTGGCTTATTCCTAAAGTTAATACAGCCAAAGCTAACATAGGTGATCGCGTAAACATATATATAAATATAACTAATACTAACATTATATTTATAAAACCTGGCATAATCTTTTGAATATATATATCTCTAATCATTGTATTACTATTTAATCTTTGAATCAAATCACCATTACCTCTCATTTGAAAAAATTTATATGGTAATCTGATCATATGATTGACAAACCTATTCATAAGAGAATAATCAACATTATTTTGAAACCAAATCATCAGTTTATTTTTCAAATATGTAAGTGATATTTGCATTATAACAATTATTGTTGTAAATATTACTAATTTTGAAACTCCATACTTATGTGCCAAAATTACATTGTCTATAACATTTTCCATTAATATAGGTGATCCTATGGAAATAAACTGCAAAATGATAGAAATAAATAAAATCCATAAAATTATTTTTTTATAAACTATTATATATTTCAAATAATCACCTATAGTAGTAGTACTTTTACAAGTTCTAAACTTTTCATTTGGTTTTAATATTAGTATATAGTTTGAGAACCCATTTCTAAATTCTTCATGAGAAATCTTTAGTCTCCCAATACTAGGATCAATTATTATACAATGATTTTTATATATTTTTTCTAAAATTATATAATGATTTTTATTCCAAGAAACTATCACTGGTTCAATCTTTTTTATTCTAAGTAAAACTGATACATCTACTTTTTTTACATTTACATTTAAATTTAATTTAAGAGCTACATTTTTTAATTCTAATAATGAAATACCATTTACACTTGAGTCAAAGTATGTCCTTAATTTATTCATAGAAATATTATTTTTATAGTAAGACAATATCATCTTTAAACAACATAGTCCACATTCATATTGAGTTAATTGTTGCATAACTGGTATACGTTTCTTATGTTTTTTGCTTATTAAAATCAAATTATCACCACACCAATATTTTAATTATTTACCATTTCGAGAGTAAGTATGCTTGGAATTTTATTGTCATAAAGTCTTAGTAATTGATATCCTATTCCAGAGATACCAACCATAAAGCTCTCAGTTTCACATCTTCCTGGTATTCCACACCTCCAAAATCCATCATCTTCCTTTACTTTATTTAAAATAGTTGCTACTTTTAAATAAACAATATTCCTTAATTCATCATTTTTTAATTTAATTGAAGCTATTAAAGGAAGTTCTATATTACCTAAATCACCGTGACAAAGACTGTAATTTACTTCTACAAAACTATCACGATTCGTTTTTTCAAGTGCCCTCTTAAAATCATTATATATGACGTCATTTTTATAATATTCTAATGACAATAGTCGTGCTAATCCTATTCCCATAGCACCATTACACCATGCTATAGGCTCTTGTGATATGTTCAAATTAGAAAAATTTCTAAGATCTCTCCAATTATGTATCTCTTCATTATATAAAGAATTTTCATACTCAATAGCTTTTAATGCACTATTTAAGTACTTAATTTCCTTTGTTATACTATACAGCTTTATCAATGAATAACTTATCCCCGCATTACCGTGAGCTAATCCAGCTAAAGGTGGTGTTTTTTCAAATTTATTTTTCCAACCAATTCCCTTTTCCATATTTATAGAATTTTCAATTAAATGATTACCGCACATTATGGCTATATCTAATGCATCTTTAATATTAAGCGATATATATATATCTATACATACGCTTAATGTACCAGCAACTCCACCTAAGAAATCAAAAACACGATCAGTATGTATAATTTCTTTAATAGTTAATAGAGATTTTTTTGCTTCTTCTAATAGCCATTCTTCATTCCATAATTTATATAAGTTTATCAAACAATATAATATTGAACCATGCCCTGAAAAAGCAGATACCCCTATTAGATTATTGTTAAATTTTTTATGTAGCATCGTTTTTATACAAGATTTTGATATATTTAGATATTTATCAATTTTAGTAATTTCGTATAAATATGCATTGAATAGACATATTCCAGCAATCCCTTCATATAAACTAGCATCTAAGACCGTAAATTGCATATTTTCATAACTATCCATTGAGAGAGTAATCCAAGATATACTATCATTATCCCCACGAATTGCTTTTTCATCTAAAATATCTGCTATACGAATTGCTTCCTTCAAAAAAAGATTCTTATTATATCCTTTTACAGTAATATCATCTGATAAACCTTTTAATTTAAAATTTTTCAAATTATCATTTTCTTCAATTATGGAGCGATTTACTAATAGTGATTTTTTTATAAATTCTTTTTGACGATAATAATCTATTTTGTCAAATTTTCCTATTTTGTTAATAACTGAATTTATTGGTGATATCCTCATTAATTCACTTGAGTTTATGTATTTCCCACATACCATACATTTATCAGTTTTCCCCCAAAAATAAGGAATATCATTTCCAAGCATTTCTTTACATTCAGAATCTACTACTTCCTTTAATCTTATATCATTTCCCAAATAATTGAATAATCTTTCTCTTTCTAATCCATCTAACAAATACCTTGGATGTAAACTAGAATTTAAAAATTTACTATATAAACTAGTACTTCTTAGAATAATCCTAATTTGCATATTTTGAAATTGTTTTAAAATTAAGCTTTTAAGTTCTTTAATATTATTCATAATAATAAAATAAGAATTTTCAAAGCCTTTTAATATTTCATTTATATAATATTCAGGGTAGAAAATTGTTTCACCTATTCTAGGTAAGTGAAATGAAGTATCGATTGTAACAAATTGTTTTTCCATTTTCATAATATCTGTATTTATGTTAGTTATTTTTAATGTTTCAATTCTTTGAGTTTCACGTGCAGCTAATCCACTAACATCAAACTTATGCAATTCTGTTTTTGCTAGTACTGGAAGAAGAGAACTTCTAATAACTGAATCATGTAAAATATTATTTGCCTTTATACTAGCAAATTCATCTAAATTTTCATAAAAATTGGGATGAAATAACGATTCTAAATCTATAAAAAAGGGATGTTCCCCATAAGAAATTATATTTTCGTAATGAAAATCTGTTGCATTTATCATGTGAAAAATACCCAAATACTGACCTTGACGTTGAAAAAATCTTATCACTTCATCTTTTGTATTACAAAATTCATTATTTATGAATTCTTGCCACCCATAATTATCTTTATCTAATACTTTTAACGACTTAAGATAATTCAATGCATTTTTAGTATTAAACCATTCTAATAAATTTTGAAAAGTTACATCAATAGTTAATGATTTTGGTTTATATATAACACTATTATTGTTTTTATCTGTAAATTTTAATATTGTAGCACCGTTTTTATGTGAATCCCCCATTTGTGAAACATCACAAATTTCAGTTAAACTTATTTTGAACTTTTCTTCAATTTCATTCTTATCCTTTTCTAGTCTTTTTATAGCTAAAATATAATTATCTATTTTATTTTTCATACATTCACATATTAATCTTGCCAAAACTGGGTACTCACTAAGAAGTTTTAATATATCTATATAATTTGTTAATTTATTTTTTATAAAATGTTTATATCGATCTTTAGGAGTATCTCCTTTTAACGTATCATGAATTCTTTCTTTATTTAATTCATATATTAATGTTTTATGAGCTAAATCTAATATAGATATGCAGATATTTTTTGTTATAATTTCGCATAATTTTGTTGTATTAATCAATTTATTGTAATTATGTATTTTTTCATTAACTTCTAATGCAGTTTTTTCGATAAATGGCACCAAAAATTGAAAGAAAGGCATCTCTTCACCATTACTAAATCCCAAAGTATCAATTGTAAATTTAGATTTATGTTCTATAAAAATACTCTTTAAATAGACAAACCACTCTCTATCATTTAAATATGTTTCTTTTGTAATATTAGATTTACTGTCATTGATAAAATCTCTTTCTTGTTTATAGCAAGCATCATACCACTTATCTGAATTTAATAGATTAATTATTAATTGTTCCATAAAAATCTCCTATTATTAAATTAATATAACTAAGAATGCATCTGCATTCTTAGTTAATTTAGTTATTTTAGATAATTACCATCCACAGCATGTCCCAATAAATTGCCATGTATTCATATAGCACTCATGTGTTAAAGTATGAATAATTCCACCATCTGCACCAACCATTTCAGACAATTCATTTTCGGAAACTTCTTCTATTGATAGCAAAGCTTCCATTTCTAAATTTTTCATAACAAACATCTCCTTTTTTTTGTATAATACATTTGATTATGTTTATCGTAGATGATTACCATCCACAACATGTCCCAATAAATTGCCATGTATTCATATAGCACTCATGTGTTAAAGTATGAATAATCCCACCATCTGCACCAACCATTTCAGACAATTCATTTTCGGAAACTTCTTCTATTGATAGCAAAGCTTCCATTTCTAAATTTTTCATAACAAACATCTCCTTTTTTTGTATAATACATTTGATTATGTTTATCGTAGATGATTACCATCCACAACATGTCCCAATAAATTGCCATGTATTCATATAGCACTCATGTGTTAAAGTATGAATAATCCCACCATCTGCAC